AACGTGAAAAATTTAAAAAGAAAATCAGTCGGCACAAAAAACGAATCGGTGGGTTTAATGTACGATGAAGCCCCGGAAGAAATTCGCCGGGAAACTGAAAGTGGAGATAAGGCTATCGATCTCTACGGAATGGTTTCTGTCCTTTGGAAAGCGGTTCAGGAGTTGTCCGATAAGGTTGATAGTCTTCAACAAAAGCAGGAGGTGTAATTTTGGTCTACAAAGAAATAGAGATTGACAGCACATGGCAGCAGCCCCTTGGAGAAATCCGGGTGATTCAGGAGGAAGCGGACGGCAGAGAGTTAAGAATTTATCTCTATGATAATGGTTCTCCTCTTGATTTAACCGGGAAAACGGTATCCGTGTACATACAGAAGCCGGACAACACCATGATCTATAATTCCTGTAGGGTGGAAGGAAACCAGGCAACCGTAACCCTCACCCTTCAAATGATGGCGGTATCCGGCCTTACCAAATTATGTGAGCTCCAAATTGTTGACACAGACAACCATACCTTAAAGGTTACCCTTCCCCCTCTGCGCATTATCAAGAGCAATTATGACGGCGCGATCGAAAGTACTGATGAATTTTCTGCACTGGCAGAACAAATAAACGCTGCGTTAACAGCCACAAAAAACGCAAATGAAGCCGCAGAGGAAGCAAGGACAACTGCGGCAACAACCGCAGAAGCGACTGCAACAACTGTTATAAATGAGCAAAAAGGCCAACCGAATGGAATTGCCACTTTAGATTCTAGTGGAAACTTGGTTCAAATGCCGTCTGCCTCTGATGTAGGAGCGGTTCCCACCACGCGAACCGTGAACGGTAAAGCGTTATCATCAAATATTTCTTTGACCGCTGCCGATGTAGGAGCGGTATCTCAAACCGTATACGAACTAACCCCGCAAAACGGCTGGAAGGCAGCCAGCGCGGCCTCTGTGTGCCATCTGATAGTAACCGGCAGGCTTGCCGCCATAACCGCCCGCCTAACAGCGCCAAGCGCCACAATCGATTCCAACAACAGTTTAATATTTAACTTACCCAGCGGGGTTGTGCCGACGAAATATATCGACGTCGTTATGACATGCGGAGGGGATATTTCTAACGCAGCTGGTGCTCAAATTGGGACAGGCGGTTCCGTTGTGGCGTTTTCCGGCACGCTTCCTTCTACCGGGCCGCTTTCTATCGACGCGGTATTTTTGATTAATTAAAAAAGGGGGATTTTACTATGGCATATTTGGGAGCAATTTCACCAAACGGTGGTACATGTTATGGAAAGCTTCAGTTTATTGGAACAAATTATCCTCAAATTTATGGAAATGGAATTTTACAGTTGAGCGCTGATTCCAGAACTGAATTTGGCGTTGTTTTGCGAGGCAACGGTACAGACGAAGCAAATGCTTTTCGGCCTTCTGTTAACTCCGGAACCGCAGGCCATTTGTATTTAGGGGTTGCCAACCAGAAATGGCGCGCTGTTTTCGCCCAGAACGGCACTATTCAAACCTCCGACAGAAATGCTAAGCACGATATCTCTGGTCTTGATTCGGAAAAGATAACGGCGTTTATTATGGGGCTAAAGCCAAGCTCCTATGTGTTTAACGACGCTGACAGCGGCAGAACCCACTGGGGCTTGATCTCGCAGGATATTGAGGAGCTGTTCCCTCAGCTTGGAATGACAAGCATGGATTTCGCCGGATTCATCAAATCCCCAAAAACCGAGGATTATTATGAAGATGTTCCTGAGACTATCACAGACGAGGAAACCGGAGAGGAAAAAACTGTAACACGGAAAGAATTAAAAACCCGGATCGTTGAAGGAGAATATATCTACTCCCTTCGCTATGATGAATTTATTGCCCCTTTGATCTGCATGGTTCAGCGGCAGCAAAAGCAAATTGAGAATTTAGAGCGGCGTTTATCCGCTTTAGAAAACAAGGAGGAAGCAAAATGACAGAGCAAGTGAAGAAAGAAATCATTAAAGCCTACGCTTACAGGAAAACACCACAGGAAGTCGCGGCGGCTATGGGTATCTCACTGGAAGACGCCAAAAGGCTCCAGGAGGAAAACGCTGAAGCGATTGAGGAAAGGAAAAGCCAGCTTGAAAACGGCGGGTGGTTAAAATGATTATCGGTATTGACGTATCTACCTGGCAGGGAAAAATTGATTGGAAACAAGTAAAAGGAGCTGGGATCCATTACGCCATTCTCCGTTCCTCTTTCGGCTCTCCGGACCCTTCTCAGGTGGACAATCAGTTTGAAAACAATTACAAGGGAGCCAAAGCCGCCGGAATCCCAGTAGGCGCTTACCACTACGGCTATGCGGTTTCTGAGGCTGAGGCTCGCCAGGAGGCCAGGTTCTTCCTGGACACCATCAAGGGTAAGCAATTCGAATATCCCGTCTATTACGACGTGGAGGACAATGGAACGATGGGCACGCTCTCCCGGCAGGCGTTGACCAATGTAATTAAGGCTTTCTGCTCTGAGGTTGAAAAGGCTGGGTATTATGTGGGCGTTTATGCCTCCCTTAGCTGGCTTGACAGCAAATTCTATCCTGACCAGCTTCCCTATGATATCTGGGCTGCCCAGTATTTTACTGAGTGCCAGTATTCCGGCCAATATGGCATGTGGCAGTACACCAGCTCCGGCAGTGTTCCCGGAATCCAGGGCGGCGTGGATATGAATAAGTGCTATCAGGATTATCCTAAGGCCATCAAGGAGAAGGGTCTTAATGGTTTTCATAAGCCAACTCCAGCTCCCGCACCCAAGCCAGCGAAAACGGTAGACGTATACTATCGGGTAAGAACCAAGGCGGACGGCTGGCTTCCCGAGGTGAAAAACCTTGAGGATTACGCGGGATTTACCGGAGCCGTCACAGACCTGGCTGTTCGTGTTTCCGCTGGTTCCGTAAAGTACCGGGTACATATTAAGGGCGGCAGATGGCTTCCCTATGTGACCGGCTGCAATATCAACGACGCAGCAAACGGCTATGCGGGAAACGGTTTGGAGATTGACGCTGTTGAAGTGTATTATTACACCCCGGACAGCATCAGGCCGTATAAGAAAGCCAAATACCGGGTCGCTCCTGTGGGTGGAAGCTATTATCCCTGGCAGTACGACAATGAAACCGGAAACGGCCAGGACGGCTACGCGGGCGCTTTTGGCAAACCCATCGGAAAGCTTCAGATTGTAATCGAGTAAGGCGGTGGAGCTGATGTCAACAGAAATCATCGTCTCCGTCATTTCTCTATTTGGGACAATCGTGGGAAGCCTGGGAGGCATTTTAGTTTCCAGTCGGCTGACCACCTACCGGATTCAAAAGCTCGAAGAAAGAGTAGCTAAGCACAATAACCTGATTGAAAGAATGTATAAGGTGGAGGACAGCGCAAAAAGCGCCCATCGCCGAATCGACGAGTTAAGGAAGGAACTGAAATGAAAATCAACTGGAAGGTACGGTTTAAAAACCCTGTGTTCTGGTTCAATCTGGCAGCGTCTATTTTCCTGCCCATGCTGGCCTGTCTGGGCTTCAATTGGGAAGACATGACAAGCTGGCAGGCTGTAGGAAACGTGTTCCTACAGGCCGTCCAGAGCCCCGTAATCGTGGTGTCGGTTCTGGTATCTGTATGGAACCTGTTAAATGACCCTACTACCAAGGGTCTAAGCGATTCCAGCCAGGCGCTTTCTTATACCGAACCTAAGAAAAGCGAATAATAGAAAGACAGCCCCCGGGATTTTCCTGGGGCTTTTCTATACCCAAAGCTAAAACATAAAGGAGAAATGATTTATGTTAGTAAAAATTATGGAACAAAACAGAGAGGAAATCTTAACTGCCAACAGTCGCGATGTTGCGGAACATTTTGAGAAAGACCATAAACATGTTTTGGAAAGCATCAGAAATCTCACGGCCGAAAATTCGGCCACCAAATCCATGTTCATTGAAACATCATTTGAAAGCAGAGGTAAATTTTATCCTCAATATGAACTTACACGCGACGGATTTTCTTTATTGGTAATGGGATTCACCGGCGCGAAAGCTTTGGAATGGAAACTAAAATACATTGAAGCTTTCAATGAAATGGAGCGTGAATTAAAACGCCTTTTTGAGGAACGAAAACGCACGGAGATCGAGCGTGCGAAAGGTATTATCATTCGCCATATCCTGACAGACACTATCAAAATGAAAATAGCCGATAGTCCCAATAAAAAGTTTGCGTATCCCAATTATACAAAGTTGATCTACCGAACCATCTTCGGAAAATCCTTAAAAGAACTTCAGGTTGATTTTGGAGTGAAACCGAAAGAAACGGTCCGGGATTATATGACAGCTGAACAGCTTAAAGAAGTAGAAAGCATGGAAATGCTGGTCAGCAGCTTAATCAATCTCGGTATGAGTTATGATGAAATCAAATCCTTTATCCAGCAGAAATATACTCCCATGCTCATGGCTGGATAAAAATGAACCTTCTCCCGCTTAACGCCGGCGGAATATAAAAGCGCGTTTTGCTTACAACCGCCGCTTGCCTGGCGCGGGGTATAAATCCAGGCTTGAACATATTGTCCGTTTGATGTATAATAATATCAGTAATTGGGGTGTGTGTTTTCGGATGCACACT